GCAGGTACATTATCTAATCTGCCAGCAGGATTTAAACAAAGAGGTATAAGGGTTAGAGACGAAGCATCACCATTACAACCAGGTGAGTTTAGAGATGTAGACGCACCAGGTGGTAATCTTAGAGATGCGTTTATGCCTTTACCATATAAAGAACCATCACCTACATTATTACAATTAATGGGTGTTGTAGTTGGTGCAGGACAAAGATTTGCAGCAATCGCTGATATGCAGGTGGGAGATGGTAATCAACAAGCTGCAGTTGGAACTACAGTTGCTCTTCTTGAAAGAGGCTCACGAGTTATGTCAGCAATTCACAAAAGATTATACTCTGCAATGAGAACAGAATTTAAATTACTTTCAAAAGTATTTAAAACTTATTTACCACCAGTTTATCCATATGATGTAGTTGGTGCTACAAGAGAAATTAAACAAGCAGACTTTGATGAGAGAGTAGATATATTACCTGTTGCAGATCCAAATATATTTTCGATGGCGCAAAGAATTACAATAGCACAAACAGAATTACAACTTGCAACATCAAATCCACAGATACATAATTTATACTTTGCATATAGACAAATGTACGAGGCGCTTGGTATAAAAAATATTGATGCAGTTTTACCTCCACCAGCTCCAATGCAGCCGATGGATCCAGCGTTAGAACACATTAATGCGTTAGGCGGTAAACCTTTTCAAGCTTTTCGTGGTCAAGATCACAGAGCACACGTTACAGCTCACTTAAATTTTATGTCAACTAACATGGTTAGAAACAATCCACCAATTATGGCTGCTATGCAAAAAAATATTTTAGAACATATTAGTTTAATGGCACAAGAACAGGTAGAATTAGAGTTTGCAGACGTGTTACAACAAGCACAACAGATGCAAATGATGGCACAACAAGACCCACAAGCCCAACAACAACTACAAAAAATTTCTCAAGACATAGAAGCGAGAAAATCTGTGTTAATTGCAGAACTAACAGCTGATTTTGCTAAAGAAGAAAAGGAAATTACGTCACAATTTGATGCAGATCCACTTTTAAAACTAAAATCACGTGAAGTTGACCTTAGAGCGATGGAAAATCAACGTAAAAAAGACGCTGATCAAGCAAATCAAGACTTAAATAGAGCAAAATTAATGCAAACAGGTGAAATTGCAGAAAGTAAGCTCGAACAAAACGAAGATTTAGCAAAATTACGTGCTGGAGTTAGTCTTGCAAAGACGGGTGTACAACAAGCACAAGTTATGATAGACGATAATTAAGAAAAAGGAGTAAAAAATGCAAAAACTTAACAATATTAAAGTTAGTTCAGTTCCAGATCAAAAAGTTGAGATAGATCCAAGATCTAAAACAACTGCTGACAAAGCATTTAACTTTATTGCTAAACCTGAAGAGGTTAAAGTAAATGGCACTAAAAGAATGCTAGCTGAAAAAAGAAAAACAGCAATAGTGGTATAATATTATGTGGTTATCGGCAATTAAATTAGCCGTTTCTGCAGGTTCAAAAATT